GTCCGTTTCTGATCTCCCGGATTTAGTCGCAATGGAATCCATTGGACATGATCCTCGAAGCAGGCCGGATCTGTCAGCCCGTCTCGCCCAGGATAGAAACCAGGGTCGGACCTACGTGCGAACCCCTCAGAGATCGCAATTACCCAACCATAGGGATTGAAACTCCTATAGCCGAGTACTTGCGCAGAGGCCCCATCGATCGGCACAGCTCTACGGCGCCCGACGTTTACAGACTTGCGATAAGCAAACCAGTAATTGTCAAGCACCTTAGGGGTAGTGTACTCGAATGGAACTTTGAGACCCGCATCGTCAGACTCTGTATACGGTACCAAAAGGTGACTAACCTTATGGAGTCGTACAAGAGCCTGAACGGTACGGGTCAGAGGGATGTCGGCCAGAGCAGACCACCTATTAAGGCGGTTGATGGCCGACAGCACTTCGGAGCGAGTCTCTAGACTGCGTATATAAACACCTCTCACGAAGTGTCCATTGTACCAGTCATAACCACAAGACTCACGGAAAGGGCCTGTATTGAATGACTTGCCATCATTCACCTCAAACCCAAGCTGATGCAGTAAAGAGACAACAGCGTCATAAGCCTCGCGGCAAACGACGATGTCGTCTCCAAATACACCAAACTGGGTCTGTGGACAGTGCGAATTCAGTCCTTTCGCCTGATACACAGCTCTAACCGCACAAGCGAAGATGATCGTCTGAAGAGGAAAAGTAAAACCATTCCCCATCGTACTAATCATCTTGAGGGGCCGAGCACTACCATCTGGAAGAATGGTACTGGCACATCGGAAGATGTCGAAGAAACCAAGAAGGTTCTTCGGCATAATCCGCTGTACAAGGCTCCACGATATGCTGTCGCTCGCGCTAACCAAATCGATGGTCCCAAAGGACCCGTCGATCGAGCCAATACGAGCAAGCTCCCTATTGTGCGCCGGTTGAGTACTAAGGCTAATGCCAAAGTGCTTGGTTAGGCGTACTTCAAGGAAAGCTCCAAGGGCCTTCTGAAAAACCATATTCAGGAGAGGCTCAGTACAGCATGTCCGCGAGATCTCACTCGTCTTTGGGACGAAGAAAAGTCGATTGCCTTCAACTATCTGGATCCCGAAATCCTTGGAACGAAGCTGCTCTGCAGTCGCCCAAGATTCGAGTTCACAGATGGCTGCTCGGTAAAGAGCGACCAGGTAGGGGGACGTCGCAGTAAGGTCAGACTCAAAGAGCTTCGTGTAGAAGCTTTCCGAGTTAACCTTAAGGGACGCCCCCGGCCCTACGTTGAAACTAGACCTCATAAATTCGAGGTCAAAATTAACGTCGGAGATATCAAAGTCGAGCACCTTTGCTATGTTGTCTCGAAAGAGATCCCATAGGTAGGTGTCTACCTCGTTTTGCGCCGCAACGACGAACTCATCTGCGATTGCCGAATTAATGCGCTCGAATTTTTCGAGGGCACGTTCATCAGCATCCGCAGTGTTACCGCCAGGTGCAAGCTTCTTATAGAAGCTATTGCGCAGAAAGAGAGCTCGAACGGTTTTGACATCCATGTCAGAAGACGGGAAGTCATGCCATTGGCCCCATATATCCAGGTCCTGAAGGAGCAAGGAGTAGATCTTTGCATAATCTTGCATCGGATATCCTTGTAAAGTTCTTACTTCATCCTTAAGCAAAGTCTTTACAGACTTTGCACCTACATCCACTTGCGTAGACGTGGGGGATCACCTCTTCGGAACCGCCGCAAGGCAGCTCTGAGAGAAGATCAACTGGGGATGTCGGCCTTGGCGCACGAAGCAGTGCAGCGATTTCACTCGCCTTACTGGTAGTGCCCGACAGACGCAAATCGAGGTTAGCCCTATTCAACTTGCTATTTAGTTCCATCACTAGAACCATTTGCTCGTTGATGTCGGTGTTAACCTCAGAAATGCAGGAGATAGCCTCTTGGTAGAGCCTATCCATTTCTTTTAAGCTAGCCATCGTATGTTCACGACCGTGAGCGTTCCACAAAGAGAACACAGCGTTCGTGAGTCTGTCGATGACATGCATATTGGAAATTGTCGTTTCTTTAGTGTTCATTTCAATGCACCCTATCGGGTGACCTATGTTAAGAATACAAGAAACCAAGGTTCTCTGAGGATTCAGAGGATACCCTGGACCACCGTGTCGCCGTAACCAGCACTCACTTGGGCAACTGAGCCGAAGTGCATGCTGAGGGCTGCACGGATGTTCGGAGCATCCGCGGTATCCGATCCAGCAGGGCACTCAACGATCGTCGTGATGACGAGGTTTTTGTACGCCTGACCGGCCAGAGGAAGAACTCCCTTCCGAGTGATCAACTTGTACGTGTTGTAAGGCACGCGCTTGAGGACACCCGTGACTGGATCGATCGGACTTAGGGCTTGGGTAGCCTTCGGACGAAAGACTGACGTCGTGAAAGGAGCAGCAACGGTGTGAGTGGTTACACCCGTCTGCGTGCCGCCCAGTGCGGTCACCGCCCACTGCTTACTGTTCGTGTCCGGCGGAGTGTCGGCCACGATCGTGTAAGTAGGAGAGGTAAGGCCTGTCTGAGCGCCCCCGGTAACGGGGGATGTAATGGAAACAGTCATTTAAGTTCCTAAAATCGGAAACGGTTGTGATAAAGCGGAGAGCATAACGCAGCTATGTTCGCCCATTTATAGGAGGATCCGGGTAACCGGAACTCTATATTTGGAAGTTCGAGATGCGTTAGAACTTCACGCTCAACGGAGGACTTGACAATTTGAGTGGCTGAATCGCGCCCTTTAAAATCCTTGAAATTCAAGAAAGGAGGGTTAAACGTCTGAGTAACAAACGGCTGTGAGACTTGCGTCCGAGTCGTCTGAAACCTTGACGTGCGAATTTGCCATCTTATGTTTGCTGTATTCGTAAAAGCTGAGTTAATGAGGTCTCCAACGTTGGTAAAGTAATCCAACAGGAAACTCCACGGAGTCAGCTCGTACAAAGTAGGCACGAAATTCTCCAGTGTCAAACCGAAGAGATTCCGGATTCGATCCACGCTTGCGAATGGACCGGAGGCAGGAAGGACTTGCATTCCGACAATGTACAACACACCACCAACCGTCTGCTCGAATCCAAAGGTGGTAACACCGATGTTCGAGCTATTGTTGTAGGAGTTTGTACCACTAAAGGAATTAGTCCCGAGCTCTCCCTCGACATAGGCGCGCACACGAGTGTGCACGTCATCCTTCGAGACAACTTTCGCTATGGTTTGGGCTATATCCTGACTGTCCGATATCAGGGGCTTCCATCCAAAGGAGGCTTCTAACCACGTGCCGGCAACGACATCCTTCCAGATGTCGAGCTTCTTCGCGAGAGGGATTCTTGGATCTATTGCCTTCTTTCTTTTTCTTAGAAGGCGATCATAGTTCAATAGTCCATCACGTAAAGCGGTTGCTGGTCGTTTGATCATCCTAATCGCTTCTCGCAGTTCACCAAAGAACTGGAGTCCATTCATATTCGAAGTTTCCTTACGGATCTTCTTATATAAAAGAGTGAGCGATGCACTGTCAATTTCGGAAAGGTTCGTCGATAAATGCGAATAAGGGGTGTAACCACCCGACACTACGGGCATTCCTGTTACCTGCTCAAATGAGTGGTTCGGGCCAGAAGACTGGCCTTCATACTCAAAATCGGTAGTATGCAGAATTGCAAATCCGTCTTGTTTCGCACGTACAACGAAACTGTCTTGAGAGAAATTCGTCCCGGCTTGATTGCCGTCGCGAATCGCTCTCCGCCAGTTGACGCCTTTAGATCCACTACGCACAGTAGATATATCCTGGACCCCGAAATTCGTAGGAGGAACACTAAAGTTCGCACTACGGGGGAACCATATATATCTAGGTGTGGTTTTGGTGTAAGACATATCCTCTTCCTGTGGAGACAATCACAGCGGAAGCCCGAAG